CTAAAATATACTTACACGAGCCTTGTGTAATCCTCATTCGGCTCTCTATGGCAGGTAGTTGTCCTGTGGGCGGGACCTGAGGAAGTTGTATATGGCATTGTACACGCTGTCGTTATCGCGATGGAACGGACCGAATCTGGGGAAGGGTGTAGGAATATACCCAGTGTTGGCCCCGTATCTCTCGATCGCCCATGCAAGCGCAGACGGCAAATGTTGTGCCACTTTTAAAACGCTCAGGTTGTCACTCGTCCCGCCCTGGAAACTAGGGTACCTACTGTCGGGTACCCTACTCACACTGCCTCTCAGGCCTGGGGTGGCAGGCTGTGGCGTAGCCACAGGGACGCCATAAGTGCGCCCGCCGCCTGCCACCCAAGGTCGGCCAATGGTGGTGACTGCCGGGCCAAAATCCGGCGTGCCGATCTGCATGCCCGACGGCACACGGTACGGCACAGGTGTAGGTACGCCTCGGGTATATTGGGAATAATCCCTACCGCTCACTGGCACACCGTACACGTCGACACCTGGAGACCTCAAGGGTCTGGTATAGCCACCACTGGCCTGAGGTCCCGGGATGGGTGCTTTGGTACCATCCCGCCCGGGTGCTGTGGTACCGGGTGGACCGTTGCGCGTGTTAACGCTGCCCGCGCTTGGTCTTGCGCTTCCGCCCAACGGGCTTGGGCTTGCGCTGAGGCTTGGCGGGCCTGCGCTTTGCCCCGGGAGCGGCCTTCTTCCCGGGGCGCCGGCGCCCCTGCGCGATCACCGCAGTGCCAGCATGTCTAGGGAAGCCCAAGCCGCCAGCAACCATGCCCATCTGTCGGGGCATGGCTTGCTGGAGTGTACGACACGCGTTGAGTGCGTCGTCCAGATACTTGCTATTGGCCGCCGCTGCTGGGGTGCCGTAGTACAAGTTCTGGTTGGACAGAGGCGTGCAAACAGCCTCAAAATTGACATGGACAGTATAGGTGATGACCGTGCTTGCCACCAGTCCTCGGAAAGCAATGAGGAGCGTCTCAAAACCCGCATCCTCAGAGTCCGTTGGGTACGGGGTGGCGCCGCCGGCGCCCCAGGCGTAAATGAAACGATACCTGTAGGCGTTGGCAGACGAAGGGCGCAGCACGGTGCAAATGCTGGTGCCGAGCATGACAGTGGCTGGTGTAGTCAACGTGTTGGCATAAGACGTAAGCGTCGCCAAACTCGTCGGCATGTTAGCCGTACTGTACGTCGAGTTGCTGAGCTGTGCCGGCAGATTGGCCTGGTAAACCTGGCCAGTCATAGTAGTCGCCGACTGCTGAACTGAAAACTCGACACACATGCCCGTGCATCTGACCTGAGAAAAATTCCCGTTGATGGTAGCTGCGGCTGGGTGGTCGCGGCTGGTGGCGGCGGCAGCCGCGACGACCCAGTCGACTGCGACAATGTCGGCTGTCCCGACGGTGCCTGTGTTGTCGACAACGACCATCTTGGTATTTGGGCCAAGAGACGGTCGAAAAAGTGCCGACACGCCGCCGGCTGCATTGCAGATGAGGGATCCGGTGAAGTTGGTGGCGGGGCAGTAAGTGTCTGAGAGACTACCGCCGTCTGGCCACTTGGCACCGTGACCAGCATAATCTTCAGGTAGTAACAGCGAGTGAAGCAAAGACATTTCGTCTTATCTAAAAAGTGTGGATGGTAAATCCGTGCCGTGCACACGGCCACACGCTTCACAATTAGCACCAGCCTTGTGCTTTGTTGGCTGTCA